GGAAGTTAGACGAATTAGAAAAGGTCCAAGCAACACTGCCCACGGCTAAATGGAACGCGCAGTGGATGCAGAACCCGACAGCAGAGGAGGGAGCGATATTAAAACGTGAGTGGTGGATGACTTATACTGGTGAAGATATCCCACAACTACATCATGTTATACAATCTTACGACACTGCATTTTTAAAAAAGGAGACAGCAGATTACAGTGCAATCACTACTTGGGGTATATTCTACCCTAATGAGGATAGTGGAGCCTGTCTGATATTACTTGATGCCATCAAAGGTAGATACGAGTTTCCAGAACTTAGACGTCTTGCACTAGAGCAATATCAGTATTGGAAACCTGAAACGGTTATTGTTGAGGCAAAAGCATCAGGTCTGCCATTAACATACGAGCTGAGAAAGATGGATATACCGGTTGTTAACTTCAGTCCGTCAAAAGGCAACGACAAGCATGCTCGTGTAAATGCGGTTGCACCTTTATTTGAATCTGGTATGATATATGCGCCTGAGCAGAAATTTGCAGAAGAAGTCATTGAGGAATGTGCTGCGTTTCCGTACGGGGATCATGATGACCTTGTAGACTCAACCACACAAGCGATCATGCGATTTAGACAGGGCGGTCTAATCGGACACCCTGAAGATTATATCGACCAACCGGTTGATCAACGTAAAAGGAACTATTATTAATGGCAAACAAATATCACAGACAAGGTTTTTTAACTGCAGGGTTGGTAACAAAATTACTTACCTCTAAATCTGACAAAGCAGATACTCTGTTGAAACTTGTGAGAGAGGCCAGAAGATTAAGAATGAAAGAGAAATTTAAATTTCCAAAATTTAAAATGAAAGAGCCTATGACAGGTAAAACTAAAGTCATGGACAAAGAGATTCTAGAGCCGGAAGATCTTATGGATATTCAAGGTATGACTAATAATCAGCTTAAAAAACAGATTCAGAAGTATGGTTATATAGTTGGAACTAAAAATAAAAAATTAGCCGAACGAGATTTTCAGAGAGGCTCTATACAAAGACTAAAGAAAAGAGATAAATAATGAAGGGAGTTGTACAATGGGTATTACGAACAATGATGAAGGATCAAACCGGAATTGTTCAGACAATGCCTAAAAAAGAGCTCGTTGATTTTAATGTAGCCATGACTGCAGAAAGATTGATGCGTAATGGTATCGATCCAAACTCATTAAAAAATGCCAATCAGGTAGAGAATGCTATCAATCAAATAGAAGCACCAAAAAAACAAAAAACAATAGGTGAGGCCAGAGGAATTAGATCTACAAAATCTGCAAAAGTATTTGATATGGAGGGCAAAGAGATAGACCCAAGATCTAAGATCATGGGAGGCAAGCAGTCAGAGACAGAAGCAGAGATTGTTGCAAGATTAAACGAAGAGAATAGAAAAACAGTTTCAAAAATAAAAAATAGACAAAAGATGGTTGACGATGCGATCGATAATGTATCACCAGGATTTTCTGGCGACAGAAAAGTTGATGCAGAATTAGTTGCAGAGGATATAGCAAAACGTATGGGTAAGGTTTATGATGATCTCCCACAAACAGAACGATTAGATTTATACGATCAAGCATATCGAGGTCTAACTAAAAAAAAATTTGATCCAGAAGACATGGCACAAGGTGGACGTGCAGGTTTTAAAGTAGGTGGCATAGACAAGGCGCGTAGAGCATTTCTAAAAACTTTAGGAGCAGTTGGTGCAGGTATTGGTGCACTCAAGACAGGATTACTAGGACTTGGTAAAGGCACAACCAAACAGGTTGCAAAAGAGGTTATAACAACACCAAATGCACCTGGTAAACCAGAATGGTTCGATGCCCTTGTAACAAGAGTCATTAACGAGGGTGAGGATGTGACCAAGGGATTTGCAACTAAGGAAAGAGAATTAGTTCACACCAAACAGATAAACGATTTTGCAGAGGTCACGGTTTACAGAGATTTAGATACAAATACCACAACAGTTAACTATGGAGCAAAACTAAGAAAAGATCCGACCAAACCATACGAGAGAGGAAACATCTCTAGAGCTGTTAATGATCCTGATCAGATAGATCTAGTTGTCAAGGGTTCTGAGGATATAGAACCTACTATCATACAAAATGAAAAAGGGTTTGTAAGACGAAGAGGAACTAAATCTTCTGCAGAATTTGAGGCGTATGAGTCAGAGCCACGTGTTGTAAATTATGATGGTGATATGGAATTTGATGGCACTAACGTGGTTAATAATGTTGACGATCTGATGGAGGATGTAAGCCCGTTAAAAGAATATGCAACCGGTAAAAAATTAACTAGTAAGGAGGCTGCCAAAGCTAGTGAGAAGCGAGACAAATATCAAAAATTTCTTGAGGATCCGGTAGAGCAAGCAAACTATTTAGAAAGTAAATATGGACCTGGTCCAGAGCCAGATGACTTTGCATCAGGCGGTATCGCTAGAATGTTAGGAGAGTAGCATGGATGAAGAATTACTACGTATCATAGATCTATTTGATGAGGACGAAGTTACCACAGCAGATAAGATAGACTCACCCGAAAACCCGTATAAAGAATTTGAAGAACGTAATCCACGAGCAGGTGGTGGTATGTTAGTGCAACCAGGTTTTGGTGGCACAAGGCAAGGGTATAGTGGCGAATATGGACCAAATATTAGAGCGTCAGATTTATCTAATTCTTTTGAAGTAACCATAGAAAGAGGAAAAAAAGTATTTAATAAATCTTTTAATTTTAAAAAATACGGTGGTGAAGAAAAAGCTCTTGAAGCTGCTAAAGAATATAGAGATGAAAAACGTAAACTTCCAGATACTAGAGGAAGTAAAAAAGGAGGTTTTGGAGCAGGTGCTCCTGGAGGTTCAAAAGAACAAACAGGAGGTAAAGTTAAAATAGAAAAAATTTTAAATAATTTTATAAAACAAGGTAAAACATCTTTTTCAAATGCTGACATAAGAGCAAAAATGAACGTTGAAAATTTTTATAAATCTGATTCAAATTTTAGAAGAGCTGTAGATGTAATTAAAAAACAACCTAAATACAAAAATTTAACTTTTATAAAAAAACCAAGAGTAGAAAATCCTGATGAAGCAGCTAAAGCTACTAAAAAAAAGAGAGAATTGGGTTTAAAAGATACTGATCCTACTAGAGCAAAAGGAACAAAAAAATTTAATTATCATCACATAAGACAAATTGAAGGAGGTGTACCCTTAACTACAGATGACGTTATGATTATTAATCAAAGAATAAATTCTTCACTAGGAACTAAATATGATAAACCTTTAAATGCAATATCAGCTGCTATTCAAAAAAATAACAGATTAGCTTTAGAATCTATGAACGCTAAAGAAGAAAGTCTTGCGCTAGAGTATATGAAAAGATCTGATGAACTTAACGCTCGAGCAGAAAAGATCGTAAATAGTGCAATTGATAAGTTACCAGAAAAATACAAAGGTTATGTAGGATTTAATCAGTTTACCTTACCAAGAGATGAGTATGGTTTTCCAATCAGCAATGAACCTATGATAATTAGAAAAGTTGGTGGTATGCCAATACGAAAAGATGCAATAGATTTAACTACTTTAACTAAAAAAGATGAAACAGAATTTAGAAAAATAGTAAGAGCACAAGCAGAAGCTGGTAAAACAGGACAAATAAAAGGTCTTGCTGCATTTAGAAAAAATAATCTTCAAAACTTAGCGGCAATAGGATGCCCTGGTAAAATAATGGGTGGTCGTATTGGATTTTTTGAAGGGCAAAATTTAAATGCATGTGCTGCAAAAGGTATACAAAAACTACAAACAACTGATGTAAAAAAATTAACACCGGGTGATAAGGCAAACGTTAGAGCTATCACTAAAACTGTTCAAGGTGGAAGATTATTAAAAAATGTTTTAGGCCCAGGAGCTCTAGCTTTTGAAGGATTGTTCGCAGCGCCATTTGCAGCGTATGATTATGCAAGAGGAAGACCAGGAATTGATGTAGCTAAAAGTGCCTTGTCTTTAGGATTGTTAGATCAAAAACTTACCGACGCTGAATTAAAAAAAATATATTCAGAATATGGCGCTTCAGAAAAATTAAAAAACGTTGGAGATAGATTAACTAATTTAGAACGATTACAAAAAGGAACTAGAGGTCAAAGAATAAGAAGTAGAGGCAAATTTAATATAGCAGACGATCAATTTAAAGATGCTTTAGAAGAATTAAAAAAAACAGATGCTTTTAAACAAACAGGTAGTTTAGAAAAAGCTTATCTTGAAAATATTAAAAAAAGTGAAGAGGCAGAACAAGAGTTACAACGTCAGTATGATATTCGAAAACAAGATAGAACCACACAGTTTGATTTAAGCGATCCTTTTATGGCTGCAGGCGGTGGTATCGCTAAAATGGCTGGTGTGGATTCAGGCCCACCACCAGAAAAAGGACCGATGTCTCAAGGGTTGCCAGGTCTATTAAAACGTGTTAAGAAAGGATAGGAGTATTAAATGGCAGAAATAGACAAAGGACTCCCGAACGTTAAAACCAAACTTGAAGTTCCTGCGGAGGAAAAACTACAAGAGGTTGCTGTTCAGGAGGCAATAGACGAAGAACAAAATCCAAAAATTGAAGTCACACCAGAAGACGACGGTGGTGTAACTTTAGACTTTGAACCAGGATCAATCAATGTTCCTGGCACAGAAAATCATTTTGATAATTTAGCAGACATTTTACCTGATGATGTTTTAGAACCCGTTGGTAATGACATGGTTCAAAACTACATGGACTATAAAGCATCAAGAAAAGATTGGGAGCAATCTTACACCACAGGTTTAGATCTTCTAGGATTTAAATATGAAAATAGAACAGAGCCTTTTCAAGGAGCAAGTGGTGCAACACACCCAGTTCTTGCAGAAGCAGTAACACAGTTTCAGGCACAGGCATACAAAGAATTATTACCAGCTGATGGACCAGTAAGAACACAAGTCATAGGAGTTAAAAATCCACAGACAGAACAACAAGCAGTTCGTGTTAAAGATTATATGAATTATTTAATCATGGATGAAATGAAAGAGTATGAGGCAGAGTTTGACTCTATGTTATTTCATTTACCACTTGCAGGATCAACATTTAAAAAAGTTTATTACGACGTGCCAATGGGCAGAGTAGTATCAAAATTTGTGCCAGCAGATGAATTGGTCGTGCCATACACGGCGACTAGTTTGGATGATGCGGAATCTGTAATTCATGTAATTAAAATGTCAGAAAATGAATTACGTAAACAACAAGTAA